AACTTCCATCTTGTTGTTTATTAGATATAGAACAACTATATCCATACATTCCTTTATATATTTTTGTTTTTCCTGTTATATTCATTTAATTTTCCTCCTCTAATATAAATTCTCTTATAAATCTATTTGCATACTCTGGTGCTATTAAACTTCTTTCTGTTTTATTATTTGTTTTCTCAATACTTTTCTTTTTATCTGCATTCCAAGTATATGCTTCTAATATCATATTTTGTTTAGGCTCACAATTTATAAACCAATATTGTGTAGGTTTTTCGTAATAATCCCCTCGTTGTGTTCTATCTTTATCTATAACTTTACTTTTTATACCCCAAAATTTAACTAAATAATGTTGTTCACTATAAGGGTTTTCTATAATTAACTTTAAGCCTCTTTTTAAACAAACTATTGCAAGTTTTGATATTAATTCATATAATTGTGATAATTCTTTATGTAATTCAATATCCTTTTCTAATTTTTGAATATCATTCCATTTTTTCATTTGAAAAGCCACTCCTCTAAAGTGCATTTGTATCTGGTCTTCAAATCTTATACAAGGAAAAAACGCAATAATTAAATCATCTTTTGAAATGTCATCAAATATGGATTTTTCATATTCGTATGCTTTTTCTATCTCTTTATACAAATCTATTATGTTATCCGTTTCATTAAATTCATTTAATATATCATAGTCTATTGCTTCTATTCCTAGTTTTTTAAATTCATTTTTAAAAGTTCCACTTTGTTCAAAAAAACAATGTACTTTCACTTATTTATCATCTCCTTTAATATAGGTTGCCAATAATGTTTATTGCTATGCACAGTAGAATGACATCTTGCACATAAAACAATTAAATTAGTTGGCTCATTTATTAATTTTCTATCTTCTGACTTATAGACTATGTGATGTTCAACTAAATTTAAAGTTGTTCCACATAATTGGCAACACTTATCTCTTTGCATAACTTTGTTATATGTTTCTTCTGTTACTGTTATTCTTTTATTACTTACTTTTTTTATAGGCTTATTTGTAACGAGAATTAATTTTGAGCAATTTTTATCGCAAGGTAATATAATTTCCTTTCTTAATGCCTTACAATAGAAATATGGCTTATATTTGCGTTGCCTTTTTAATAAATTTTTACAATACATTTTATTTTTTCCAATCTCTATTTTTTTTATCTACAAAATCAAAAGTACAACTACTAACCCTGAATCCACTTTTAATTAATTGCGAATTACTCCAACAATGTATAATTCCATTTTGTTCTATATCAATGTTTAGTTCATCTAATTGCTTTAGTAAATATCCAAAATTAACTACATCGCAATAAGTATCTAATAGATAATATTTATCTTCTTTTCCATCGTGTCCAACAATATACATTATTTTATAACCACTATCGTGCTTTCTATTTGTTGGTAATATATATATCCCATCAAATAAAGGTAAATCATCTGAATGTTTTGTATCAATACATCTATCTAATAATTCTTTTTGAAATTTATTCATATTAATTCATCTCCAATCTTTTTAATAATCTTTGTTTATATTCTCTTGTAATATCTTTATTTGTAATTTATATGTATTTATTGCTTCTTGACAACTTTTATATAAACATTCGGTAATAATTTCCTGTTCTTTTGCATTAGCAACTTGTTCTGTTCCTCTTGCTATATCATAAGCAATAGTTACTGGCATACCTTCTGCTTTTAACTTTAATAATTCTTGACTTAATAATACTCTATAATTTTTATATGCTTTTGCATAATCAGTACCTCTTTTTTTATATTCTGCAAGAGCTGTAGTTAAATAAGTATTTAGCTCTTGCATTTTTTGTATTTCTTCCATATATTACTCCTTTCTGTTAATCTTTTAATTGTTCATAAATTCCAACAATAAAACATATAATTTGAATAATCAACAATAGTAATTTAATTGTGTAATTTTTTATTATTATTACAAAAATAGGCATAACAATTGCTATAATAGTAAATAAATTCATATTTATTCCTCCTTTTTAGATTTAAAATCCTGAATTATTTGTTGATAATCTTTTACTTTTATTTCACTTGTACTTGTATATCCATAACCACTTAATATCAATTCTATAACTTCATCTGTTATTCCAGCATTTTCTATTGATTTATTTAATGCCTGTACTTTTGTTTTATCAATTACTTTTTCTTCATCAATACTTTGTTGCTGTTTTGTAAATTCATCTGTATCTGCGTCTTTTGTATCATCTATACAGAATAAGCCATTTAGAGCATATTTTCTAGCATAACTACTTGCTGTTCCTGTAATCTGGCTATCATCCATCCCCTTCTTTTCTTTGCTTTCTCTTGCATAAGCTGTATTTCTAATTGCAATATTATTTTCACTTTCACAATCAATTAAACTTGCTGTAGCTTCTACATAAAATCTTGATTGCTCTTCATATCCAACCTCTTTAATTTCATCACTTAATATTAAAATACACTTATTTGCTTTTAATAATGGTTTGACAGCTTCTAATATGTCTTCACAACTTCTATATTTGTAACCTCCAAATTTATTTGTTTGCCCTTTAGGTGCTTTTAATTCGTTTTGTATATTTGATAATTTTTCATATATATTCATATTAAACATTCTCCTTTTCTTCTAAATATTTTAATTGTTCATCTTCTCTTTCGTATTCATATCTTGCTTCTGCTTCTGCCACCATATCTTCATAACTTCTTTCTGACATCAGGTCCAAATAATCCATTACTAATTCTCCTCTCTTTCTTTTATTACTAATATAGCTTGATTTTTTATTTTTTGATATTCTTCTTCTGGTATTGCTATTTCAACCATTGTATTTAAAATATCTAATTCATCATTCATCAATTCATATAACTCTTTTAAACATTTTACTTGATTTTTATAATTTTCAATTTGTAATTCTAAAACATTAAATTCTTCCATTTTTTACGCTCCTTTTTATATCAATTAATAATTCAATAATTTCATCAATAAACAATTGATTTGGAATTAAATCATATTCAATTTCTTTTTGAATATAATCTGCATAATCTTTTACTTTTTTAATTTTTAATGAATTAATTTCTTTATCTGTTAAATCTTCCATAATATCCTCCTTAATCAAAATATCCAATTGTGCTAAAAAAACTTATGCCTTTTGTCTTAACTGTATAAATAAAAACAGCAACTAATATTATATTTATTATTATAAATACATTTCTAGCTACTGTTTTCCAATTTATTCTCCATTTTTTCATCATACATTACCTCCTTTCAACTGTAATTATTATACTACCTTTTACTACCCGTGTCAATAGTTTTTTATAAATTTTTTTAAAAACTTTTATTCTTACTCTCGCAAAGGTTTTAAGACATACATAGAAAAAAGTCCGCAACAAAAGTTACGAACTTTTTAACAGTAATGTATGAATTAATTTTATTATACACTTATTTTTTATTTTTGTCAAATTATTTTACTCCGCCTGTCCATTTACAAAATCCTATTTTATAATTTGAATGACCTGAAACTTTATATCTTACCATTGCTCTTTTTTCAAATATTCCAAAACAATCGCATTTTTCTCTTGGATTTAAACTACCTATTTTTATAGTACAATCCGTGTCTGCATATACTATTTCTGTTGTACTTCCATTTTGATATGTTCTCACTTTCTCATCACTACCTTTCTTTGAATTTGTTGGCTTATATTCTTCTTTTTGTATTCCTAAATATTTTTCAATCTTTTTTAAAAATCTTTTCCAGCCTAAATCTAAAGTACGATGTGGACAATATTTTCCGCTCCAATCTTGATGCTTTTTAACCTTGTCTATTCCCCAACCGTATTTTTTTAATAGGTATGCTATATATTCTGCTGCCAAATTTTCAGCTTCTTCAAATCTTTTTCCTCCAGATTTAGAATAACATATTTCTATTCCAATAGATTTCATATTGCCTTTTCCTCTACCATCTCCTGCATGCCAAGCATTTCTATTAAAAGGTATTCCAGTTACTATTCTATAATCATCTACTGCTGCGTGAAATGAAGTTTTTAAATTGTTCCCTAACATATAAGATATTTCTGCCATTGCACTTGCATCATTATAAGTATTGTGTACTGTGATGTATTCGGGTTTCATTTCATAAGGACATTTTATTGAATATTTACTTTTAGGACATTTAACATTCGTTATCTGCATTTATATCTCCTCCTTCATATTCAATATCTAAACTGTTTTCTGTTATGTTTTTTTGATATAATTCTTCTGAAAAATCTATTGTTTCCTCAACAATATTATCTTCTTCCATAATCTATTCTCCTTTACTTAATTCTTGTATTTTTGTAAGTAAATCGTGTATAAAGTTTGCACCTCTACTTATTAAAATTCCTGTAAATATACTTCCTATAACTGGTATTATTTCTATATCTAAAATTTTAAATAAATCCAATTGAGTAGCAAGTGCTAAAATTACACCTAAAATCAAAGCTCCTAATCTATTTATACTAAATTTTCCATTTTCCCATATCATTTTTAAATTTTCCCATATTGCTTCACACAATATAGCTAAGACAATTATTTTTATCATCATAATAAATCACTCCTTTTTTAATTATTTACTAAAGTATTTAAGTCTAACAACCCTTTAGCTCTCAAATAAGCTTCCACTTCATCTATACTAAATACATTAGTTTGTCCTGCATAAGTAATTGGTAGGTTTTCTAGTTGTTGTATTTGTTCTTCGGTACATGGTAAGTCAAGAGGTGTTGCTAAAAGATAATCTATATATACAGGAGTACCATTTGAATATTGTGTAGCTAAATATGTTTTAAAAGTATCTACATTATATGAGATAAAATCTTTAGCAAAGCACATAATTATATTACCACTACCTGTCGCTATTCTTATTGTACTAGGTTCATTACTTGTTTCGGCTTTTAAAATATTACATAAAATATTCGTTGCACTAGATTTATCAATAATTGTATTAAATTCTTTTAAAGAAAAACTATAAGAATTATTATATTCACTATTTAAATCTATATATTCAGTTCCATTTAATATACTTCTTAGACTATTATGTCTTTCATACCACCCATCACTCTTTTTAACAAAACAATCTCTTACATCTCCTATACTTCTCATTGGTTGTTGTGTTGGTATGGTATAGGTTTGTTCTTGGTGTTCTATATAATCTTCTGGAGTATCTCCTTTAACCATCATATATTGAGTTGCTAAATCATTTGAATTATCATTAAATCTTAAATAATAAACCCCTGGTTTTGTTGATATTACACAAGTATCTTGATTGTTCATTGGATTATTAGCTGTTTCGCCCATTATTAAATTTACAACATCACTACCAGCACCTATAAACTTTTTATTAATGTCATAACCTCTAACATTTATAAAAGCCGTTGCAATACTTCTTTTTATGGCATAATGTTGTTCTGGTTCAAAATATATAAAATCTTTCGTTCTTATTATTGTATTATTGATTTCATTTTGCCCTGTTGTACCATTTATATTTCCTTGTTCCCATTCAGAACTCCATAAGTTTTCATTAATAATCTTCTCTGTTATACTTCCCATTCCATAAGGAGAGTATGGAGTGGCTGTTGTGCCTGGTTCTATTTTTATGTCAGTTGAAATATTGTCAAAAGGTGTAGTGCTATCATACATATAAATAAATATATATTTAGTTGATGAACCCGTTGTAAAAGTAAGGCTATTAACTTGAGTTCTTCCAATCCAATTGTTTGAGCTATCCCATTCACCTACATATATTCTCTTTGTTCTATCTTCATATCCAAAAAATGTAATTGTATAAGTTGTATTTGGCTTTACTTCTATTTTATCATTCAATCCTAAATATGACGTATTTCCTAAACCAATTGTTCCATCACTAGCACAATATTTGTGTGTCGAAGTACCATTACATAAATTCACATTCTCTCCACAGCTCTTTATTGGTTGCTCGTAACTTGGATTTGGTGATGCTCCATAAGTGAATTTTTCAAACGGTTTATTCACTTCACTTATCATTGGGTACATTATTAAATTATTAAAAGTAACTTCTGTTGAGTTTGATACTCTAATTCTTATCCAAACCTCATCTCCAGTAATTGAAAATTGAGAAGGATTAGCTACTTGCGTAGATGTTAAAAAAGACCAGTTTCCTCCTGTTTCTCTTTGATAAATTTGTATAATTCTTTCAGCACTTGATTGTGTACCATCACTCAAATAATAATTTACATTTTTTTTAAGCATTGTATTAGATATTGCACCTGCAAATATTGTATATAAAGCTTCACCCGTTGCATCATAAGTTCCATTTAAAACAACACTACCGTCATCATTCTTAACAAAGTTTACTCCTCTTGAAGTAGAGGATGCACTTCCATTATTTTTTAACAACTGATACCCCTCTGTCGTTTCCTGCTCACTATGTCCTTCTACATCAAACTTTGTAAAAGGTGCTTTTATTGTGTTGTTTAAGGTTACACTTTGTCCTTCTCCACTTACTTGGGGTTGTTGGTTTATTATGCTCTTTAAGGTTTCGTTTTCGCTTTTTAGCTTGTCAAATTCTGACCTTGGTATATTTGCATCTTCTCCATTTGTTATTGTAAATGTTGTTGTATTTCCATTTGTGTATGTTATTGTGTATGTATCAACTAAGCCACTTGTTGCAGTTTTTGTTATACTTGCTATTCCATTTCCTGTTGGTCCAACTGGTCCTGGCTGCCCAGTACTTCCTGTATTTCCTTTTTCTGCTATCAATTGCCAATATTGATTATTAGTTGGTAAATTCCCAACTGTGTTTTCTTTTGCTATATAACTACTTCCATTATAATCTACTAAATCAAATAAATAATATTGAGTTGAATTATTATATGTTCCTCTTGAAACAAATCTAACTCTACCTGCATTAATTGTTGTTGCCATTATCAACACCTCCTACTCTTTTCCAATGATAACCACCACATTGATTTCTTTTACCTTTTATGCATTCCCAAACATGATGACTAATATTTAGCTTATGTTCAGCTTCTGTTATGCTTTCATAAATAATACCTGTTTCTATACAAATAACGGGAACTATAATTTTTTCTATACCTTTTGGTTTATTACCTTTTTTAAATTCAGTTCTAGGAGAGCTATGTTTGCCTTTGTGAGACAAGCTTAAATTCTTTCTATGTTCTTCAGTAATAATTGCAGTTTGAGTATAACCTTTAAATCCTCCAGTAGCATTATTGTATCCCTTTTCAGTTGTGTTATAAAATTTTATGAAAAACTTTTCCATTTCTCCTGCTAAATCCTTATTATCTGTTGTAAATAAAATTTCGTGTCTAAAATTTATCCACCCATATTTTAGTATAGCTTTATTTATTTTAGTATTAGGCTTATATCCTTTTCCTGCTTTAAATCTTCTATACAACTTTTGTTTTGTTACTCCAATATATTTTTCACCTGTGATATTATTTGTCAAACAATATACTTTATAATTACTCAACTGTCATCACCAACTCTCCATTAGAGTTTATTGTTGCCGACCTTACACTTGCACCTTGAGGTCCAACAATTCCTGAAGCTCCTGAAAAATCTGCTAAATATTGCCATCTATAAGTAGGGTCTTCAACTTCTGTTTTTACAAATAGTTTTGCATTATCTTCTTGCTCAATGTTTCCACTAATCATAACATAATCATTTATATTCATATTGTCATAATCGGCTATCATTAGCTGAATAGTTGCATAAGTTTTTTTAATTTGAAATGCTTCTCCTTGTGGTCCAACTGGTCCAGTAGCTCCTTGTAAATCAACAAAAGTATATTGTTCTTGCTCTGTTGTCTTTATTCCTAAAGATGTTCCTTGCCACGTAAATTGTAAATCTACTCCATCATCTATATGTACTGTCTTTGTTGTTCCATCTTTTTTTGTTAGTGTAACAGTTGTTGTTTGTCCAACTTTTTCTGCATCTAAATTTAAGTTTTCTGTTTCTTGAATTGCTGTATTTATATCGCTTATTGCTGTTTCAACTTCTTCTAGTTTTCCATCTATTTCAGTTTCAAGATTTTCAACTTTTGTTATTTCTTCTTCTAGTAAATTAATAACTGTATTTACTCTTCCTATTTCTTCATCTGTAATTTCATCTGAAGCATCTACATTGTGATAAAACTCTAATGTTTTTGTTTTACTTCTAAAGTCAACATCTCCTTTTGTTAGCCATATATAAAAGTCTACTTGGTTATACTTTGTTATGGCTTTTTTGATTAAATACTCATTATTAGTTATAATATCCCACACATTGCCATCAGGTGTTACAAATACTATTTTTTTGTTAAAATCTTCATATTGTTCTGGTACTTGTAATATAATTTTTTCTGCATCATTTTCATTCTGTGTGTTTTGTGCATTAATCATAATGAGTTCTCTGTTTTGTTTTGCTAAAATTTTCATACTTTGCTTTTCTCCTTTCTCTTTTTTCTATGCACATTATACCATACTTTTTAAAATCTGTAAATTAAACAAAAAGGGCTATTTAAAGCCCTTTTCATCTAAATATAATTTTACTATTCTATTAATAGAGTCATTACTTAATGCAACTAATTCGCACATATCTTCATAATCAAATACTTCTTTACCATCTTGATTGGTATGTCCATTTTCATATAACCATACGTGCATTAATTCGTGTTTTAAAGTTAATAACATATCTTCAAAATTTCCTTTTTCAACGTATATAGTTTTATCTTCATAATGTGATCTTCCAACATAATTTTCTTTTCCTGTTATTCTATCGACATCATAAATAGTATATATATTTCCATTAATTATAAATTGACATATTTCTTGCATTTATTCTCCTTTGGAGGCGTGTATAGGATTTGCACCTATGTAAAAAGTTTTGCAGACTTCTTCCTCTCTCCTCGGACAACACGCCATATTAGGCTCTAAATGAGCCTATAATCAATTTTATTTCTCTACCAATTGTTTTATATAACTATAGTTTTCTTTTTCTTTTTGAGCTATTTTCATAAGCATATTTTTGTCTTGTTGATTCGTTGCCATTTCAGATATATCTTCTAGTTTTCTATATTGTTCTCTCATATCTTCCATAGTCATTTCTAGTTCTTCGTAATAGTCTCCACCTCTATAGTTTCTATAATTACGATAATCTCTGTTATTTATTTTTCCACCACGTCTATCATAATCTCTCCTGTAATCATAGTCTCTATAATTTCTATAGTCATCTCTGTAATCTTCTCTGTAATCATCTCTATAGTTTTCTCTATAACCCATATTACCATGTATATTTTCATCATAATATCGGTTATCATATCTGTTATCATAATCTCTCATTTCATTCATAATTTATTCTCCTTTCTTATAATGGTATTTCAGTATAATAAATAAAAACCTTATCTTGTTTTGCATCTTCATCTTTTATAAAATTAATAGTAAATCTTATATAACTTTCTAAATCTTCATTAAATAAGTCCTTGTAATCATTGTAAGCACTATTTATAACTGTGTAAAATGAAACTTCATCTATATCATCAATTCCCCTTTGTCTTTGTAAATTTCTTGTTTCTTCAAAGCTCCATTTTTCTCCATAAGGTCGCATTTTGTGTACTATTTCTTCTGCCATTGATTTATTAAGATGATTTCCGTATGCCATTTTATACAATTTCATTTCAAACTCTTTATAACATTCTTTGTCATAATCTTTGATAATTTCCATTGTATCTTCTAACATATCAGAAAGTTCTTCCATATCTTCTATTTTGCCATTATCAACTATTTTTTCAATATATTCTTCTATATCCAAAACTATTTACCTCCTTTCAGAGTTTGTATTATTTCATTATTTTGGTCTATTATTTTATTAAGTAAATCATCTTGATGTGCTAAATACTTCATTAAATCCGTATTATTAAAATCTTCTACAAGTATTTGAAAGCTTAATATTTGTAATATGTTAGATATTCTTTCTAAATTACTTTCAAAATTATTCATTATGCAAGCCTCTCAATTGCAAAATTAGCATTTTTAACAATTGGTATTTGTGTATCTGTTATTACTGGTGCTCCCGTTCCACTAAATGTTGTTGTTGGTAATGAAGTTATTGCTAGATTTACAGTTCCTTTACAACATACTCTTATTTTTTTGTCAAAGCTTACGTTTTCCCAATCTCCAGCAGTTGCTATTGTTGCGTCCATTTCTGTTCCTGCAATTTGTACTCCGTCAGCAAACAAAGCTAATGCTACATTTCCTGCTGTTGCACTTGTTACATTTGCATTAAAAGTTACTTCATATACTCCACCATCTAAAATACTAAATAAAGCACTTCCCTCATTATGATTTACAAAACCACAACAATTCATTGCACTTCTTGTTCTTAAATCTGTTTGTTCAAAAGGTAAAGATGCTGTATTAGAAGTTAATGTTATTTCTCTTTCTGTTACGCCTTGAATTACTCCATTCATATTATTTCCTCCTTTATAAAAATTAAAAAGGAATAGACTACTTGCCTATTCCTAAAATATTAGCAAGTTCTCGTATTCGAGTTTGTCTTATCGACTTTTTGCTATTAAACTATTGTGCTTCCAAAAGCATTTCCGCAACCACAGCCGTTATTATTTGGGCAAGTGAATATCGGTGTTCTACCATAAACTGGTGTGCTTGGTACTGGACAATTTGCAAGTCTGTTATATAAAGCGTCTACTTCATTTGCAAATCCTTGTGAAATGAATGCATTTTGAGCTGTTTGACTAGCTCTTAAATCAGCCATTTGTAATTGACTTTGTAACTCTGCAATGCGGTCATTTTTAGCTTCAACTTGAGCTTTAACTCCGTCTAATTCTAACTGACATAATTTGTCTAGGATAGCTTGTGTATTTGATGTTGCATTTGTTATAATATCTCTTGTATTATTAGCATCTGCAAATCTTGTAGCATTTCCTTCATTTTGAATTATGTTTTGTGTTTGGCAAGTTGCTAAACGGTTTGCACAACAACAGTCTGCAAATTGTGAACTTAATCCATTAAATCCTTGTAATGTTGCTATTTGACTATTAAATGCTTGTTGCATATCAGCTATTTGTCTAGCATTAGCAGAACTTTCGGCATTTGCAAAACCTGTATTAATAGCCTGTGTTACACTTGCTGTGCTATTGCACAATTGATTTGTAAGTCCATTTACTCCATCTCTTACACCTTCAATTTGGTTGCTAATATGTAATGAATTAAATCCGTCATTGGTATTGTTCATGATTTCTTTTTGACCATTAGATAGCCAAGCATAGTCATTATTAAAACCGCCACCGAAGCCACCATTACCATTGTTTCCCCAACCTCCAAATAAGGCAAGGATAATTATTAGCCATAGCCAACTAGAGTCTCCTCCAAATCCGCCACCGTATGGATATACAGGATAAGCAAATCCGTTATTGTTGTTTCCATCTACTACGGCTTTTATGTCTGCTGGTGATAAATTATCTCCCATAGCTTTTCTCTCCTTTCTTTTAAAATATTTATAATAATGCTAAAAGCAATTATTACCTACTTCATATTTTGTAATTTACTTAATAATTCATTTGGGCAACCATAAGACTTCATTTGATTTAATAAATTCTGTTTTTGTTCAGGATTTATACTGCCAAATATTTGATTTACTAAATCTTGTGGATTATTTTTGTTTTGCATTAGATTTTGTGCGACTTGAAAGTTTTGTGGTAGCTTTACTTTCATTTGGCTCATTAAAGTCTGAATTATTGACATCGGGTTCATTGCCATAATTAATCATCTCCCTCATTCTTTGTAATTCTTTTTTTAAATTATTTATTTCTATATCTTTTGGGTCTTGTGGAATAATTTCATTTAATTCAAAAGTTCTTATATCTCCATTTGTATTTTTAATCCACAATGTGTTCAATTCTTTATTTAGAAATACTCCTGTTTTTGTTACAAATATTCCTTTAACTTCATCAATATTATTTACATATTTGCTTTCTAGTTCATTATTAGTTGGGTTAGGTGCTAATTGAAAATTTTGTGTTACATTTGGTACGGGTTGTTGTTGCATTTGATTTTGATTTAACTGTTGCATTTGTTGCATTTGTCTGTCTATTTTTTCTCTCATATTTTGTAAATCCTGCATATTTTGCATATAAATTTGATTATTTGGATAATATGGATAAGCCATTTTGCTAATTACCTCCTATTTACTTTATATTTTAGTTTTAAGCCATTTTTATATTTCAAGTATATAACTTGTTTATTTTTTAATTAAATTGCCTTATTCTTGATTTTAAGGCTTATCTTTTTATCTATTTTGTTAAGTTTCTCCAAAATTAAAAGAAGATACCTAGCATGATTTCTCTCGTTCTTGATTAAATCATCTTTTTTCATTTCTTGGCATCTCCTTTCTTTATACTTTAATTATAAAATACAATTATTAATTCAAAAGCTCATAATTAATTCAAAAAAAGGTCAAAAAAAATAAGGCTACTATTTAAAGTAACCTTAATATTTTATTTTTTATTTGTTTTATTCTTCTCTTTACTGTACTTTCTGACATATTCATTTTTATTGCTATATTTACTATTGAAGCTCTACCATATTTACTTGTTAGCATTTTAAATATTTCTTCTTGCTCAACAGTAAAGTTTGCATTATTTAATATGTATTCTAATTCCGGTTTAGTAAAATCAAATTTCATAATATTTTCCTTTTATCTTCTTCTTCTAACTCTTCTTGCTCTTCTTATAGTTCTTTTTACTGTTTTTGTTTGTCTTGCTCTTGCCATATTATCACTCTCCTATATGTTGATTTATTGGAGAATTATTCCCCTCTGTGTCTGCATCTTGTGTTGTTGTAGTTTCAACTTCTTCTATTGGTTGATTAATATACCAAATAAATACTCCTATTGTTGCAAACCATAATATTAAAACAATTATAAAAGAAATAAACCATCTTTTACTTTGTGCTTTTAATTCGTGCAACATTTCAGTTGCTAAATATCTTTCTTCCATCATACATTACCTCCTTTATTTAATATATTTAGTTATATCAAATATAATTTTAATAACTATACCTATAATTGTTCCTGCAACTGTTTTTGATAACCAACTTTGATTTTCTTCTAATTTTTGTACTCTTTTTTCAAGTGGTTCTAATTTTAGTACCGTTATTTCATCTGATGCTCCAAGTTTTTCTGATATTACATCAATTTTCCTTTCAATCTGATGCAATAATCCATTATATTCGCTTACTTCTTCTTTTAGCTCTTGTACTTCTTCTTTTAAGTTGTTAAACTCATTTCTACTTACATAATCTTCCTCCATATTATTTCTCCTCTTAATATAATTATACCATATTTTTAAAAATAAATCAAATTAATCTACTACTTGTATAGTCAAATGCGTCCCAACAGCAGAAGAAATTACATCTCCTGAATAACCATAACAAACTAAACCAATAGTATCTCCTTCTTGTACATATAAAAGAACAGAAGGTATATTAATTGTTTGATTTCCAGCTCCAGTTGGAACTGAATTTATTGAAGAAGCAACGGTATTTCCATTTTTTCTTATACTAAAATTACAAGCTGCCCCCGCAGCTGAACTTCTATTAGTATATACAGCAGCCGAAATTAAAATAGTTGATATTCCTGCTCCTATGTTAACAACTCCATTAGATAAATTCAATCCAGAACCAACTTGACCTTTAACAGAATTTAATCTTATATCACTTTCTCCTGTTGTTGCTAACGTTACATTACTTGTTAACCCTACTGTAATTATTTTTTTATCATTTGCAGTATACACTCCATTTTCTATTTTATTTAAATTAGTTTCATTTATAGGCGTATTTGTGCTAGGTAAATTTTCCCAATTTGTTGTTGTATAAGCCATTATTTATTCCCTCCTTTCAATTCATTTATTTCTTTTTTCATTTGTTCTATTTCTTTTTGTTGTTCTTTTATTGCTTGACAACATAATGATACAAAACTATAAATATCTACCCTATTATTATCATTTGAAGTTATTTCTTTACTATATTTAAAATTATTACCAATTATAAAACCAATATGTTTTTTAATGTTGTTATTTTCAGATTTTAAATTATACTTATATATATCAATATTGTTTATAATATCTAAAGCGTTATTAAATTTTTCAAAGTTCTTTTTTTCTGTTTCTAAAGATGTTTGTTCTATTGATGGACTTCTTACATAAGAACTTCTTATATATGTTCCTGCAGCACCATCTCCTTGAAGTGTTATTCCTCCTCCATTTGAATCAGCATAAAAATAACCTCTTCCTCCAGAACTATTAGCATAAAATCCAATATCCGAACCAGTTAAAAATATTTCTCCTGGAATAGCTTTTGTTTCTTTTGTTCCCGAACTATTAGAAACAGAAAAGTTTGGGTTATTCTGTGTCCCTCCAGTAAGTGCAATTTTTGTTCCTTTAATGCTTCCTCCTGTAACATTTGCACTTGAACAAGTAAGATTTCCGTTTTTATCAACATTAAAATTTGTACTTGCTATTTTTATATTCTCTCCTGTTAAATTAATAGTTTTTCCGCTTAAATTGACTTTGTTTGCATTTATTGTTACCGCTTCAGCAGATTGATTAATACTTGAAATAACTTCATTTTTACCTACTTTCTGTGATACTGTTGAATTAATCTCATTTGCTTTTACTGTTATCGCACTATTCATTTCTGTTGTTGTTGAATAATTAGTTAATTTTTGATTTACGTTTAAATCTATTTGCTGTGCTGTTTGATTTATTTCACTTGTTACTTCTGCTTTTGTTGCAAATTGTGTTGTATATATATTTTGTGCCATTAGTCTTACGTAAACATACCCATAATCATACCCAAGTAAACTTATACTATAATCTCCATCTCCTAGTAATATTTGTGGATATTCATAATTTGTTGTTATTTCTGTACCTAAAGCTCTTACTGTTCCATCTGCATTATACGCACATCTTTTTATTACTTGACATGTATGACTATCATAATCTAAATAAAACTCATCATATACATTACTATTGT